AGCCGAAGACTGAATTGGCATACCGAGTACCAGCATCGAAGATCACCAAGAAGAACATGTACGATGTTTCGTTGGATGAGATTGATGGATTGGATACCACCATTGACTGGCGTAACACAGAAGAGAACTCATATGACGGGGAGAAGTTGTTGTTCTTGGCACATGACGAGAGCGCCAAGTGGGTAAAGCCTAACAACATCCTTAACAACTGGCGCGTAACCAAGACCTGTTTGCGTGTCGGTAGCAAGATTATCGGCAAGTGCATGATGGGTTCAACATCCAACGGACTGAGCAAGGGTGGTGACAACTACAAAAGACTATACGAAGATTCAAATGCAGCAATTAGAAATGCTAACGGACAGACTAAGAGTGGCTTATACAATCTGTTTATTCCGATGGAGTGGAACATGGAGGGCTTTATCGATCGATTCGGTATGCCTGTGTTTAGGACTCCTAGCAACCCGGTAAAGGGGGTTGACAACAACTGGATCAAGATTGGCGCCATTGACTATTGGGATGCGGAGGTTGCTTCGCTCAAGAACGATGCGGATTCGTTGAACGAATTCTACCGTCAGTTCCCACGCACGGAGTCACACGCATTCCGTGACGAGAGCAAGTCATCGCTCTTCAACCTTACCAAGATCTACCAACAGATTGACTACAACGACTCGCAAGTGTTGGCCCACACGGTGACACGCGGTACGTTTATGTGGAAGGATGGTATCAAGGATACCAAGGTGCTGTTCGTCCCCGACAACAGAGGCAGGTTCTTGGTTAGTTGGGTCCCCGACTCCAACATGCAGAACAGCATGATCACCCGCAATGGGATCAAGTACCCCGGCAACGAGCATCTCGGTTCGTTCGGTTGTGACTCATACGATATCTCGGCCACCGTCGATGGGCGTGGGTCTAATGGTGCGTTACACGGGCTGACCAAGTACCACATGGACAATGCTCCCACCAACGAGTTCTTCCTAGAGTATATATCGAGACCACCAACGGCGGAGATATTCTTCGAGGACGTGCTGATGGCATTGGTGTTCTATGGTATGCCGGTGCTAGCGGAGAACAACAAACCGCGATTGCTATACCACCTAAAGAACAGGGGCTACCGAGGATACAGTATCAACCGACCCGACAAGTTGTACAACAATCTGTCCAAGACAGAGCGCGAGTTGGGTGGTATACCAAACTCATCGGAGGACGTGAGGCAGTCGCACGCTGCGGCCATCGAGTCCTACATTGAGAAGCACATCGGGTTTGACTTTGAAGGGCGGTACAGAGACTCTGATTTGATAGGCACAATGCCGTTCAATAAGACGCTTGAAGACTGGGCAAAGTTCGATATATCCAACAGGACACGCTTCGATGCGTCAATCAGTTCGGGGCTTGCTATTATGGCAAATCAAAAACACCTATATTTACCTGAAAAAAAAGAATCAAAAATTAGCATTACTTTTGCAAGGTACTCAAACAAAGGGGATATAAGTGAAATCATTCGATGAAGGACGTCTTAGTTAATATATCAGCCACGGGATTCCC